CCCGGTCGTAGGTCCAGCCGCCGTCCTTGTTCACGAGGCGGCGGTCCCCCTCGACCTCGTAGTCCTCCTCGTCGACGTCCGTCCAATCGTCGTCGGTGTCGTACTTCCCCTCGACCGACGTCACGGACGAGACGTTGACCAGCTCGAGCAGGAGCATGGTCCTTCCCTGCGGGCGGACGCGGACCTCCTGAACGTGGTCCGTCCGCGCGTTCCAGAGCAGCCGGGTCTCCGCCTCCCACAGCGCGATCACCCCGTCCTTCAAGTCGGAGTACTCGCTCTCGCGCTCGGCCGGAAGAGCCAGCTCCCGCCGCATCTGGTCGGTGGTGATCACGTGCTCGTCTTCGGAGCGCCCAGCTCGATCACGTTCACGCGAACGGGCATCGTCCCCTTCCAGTTGTTGTCGTCGCCGAAGCGCACGGCCGCCTGCCCGACGAAGACCCCCACGGGGAGGGCGTCCGCCTGGGCCTGGCTCATCGTGCAGGTCAGCTTCATGTTCGTGTCGTCGATCACGATGTTCGTGTCGACCTTCCGGAGAAGGAGCAGGTCGGTGCTGTCGGCCAGGTCGCGCCGAACCGCGAAGCTCGCGTGGTCGGCGCCGGCGATGCTCCGCGCCGCCCCGTTCTCGTCGACGATCTCGACGTCGAACGGCTCGACCGAGCCCTGGATCAGCGTAAGCGTCTGCATCTCTCCGCCCCCCTCGTCCCCGGAATCGAGCAGCCTCGCCTTGACGGTCGGCTGCGGCAGCAGGGCTTGGACCGAGGGATCGCCCCCCGGGGGAGGGGGGGTCGGGTCCCTCGGTCCGTCGCCGGTGTAGTCACGGACGCCCACTCGGCACGTCCCCTAGTTCATGCCTCCCGTCAGGAGGGCATGCACTTGGCGAACAGGTAGTCGGTCTGCCCGGACGGGACGCTCCGCACGCCGGAGATCACGTAGCAGCAGCCGATCGTGACGGCCACCGCCACCGCGTTGGTGACGACGATCCGGATCGCCTCGTAGGTGTCCCAGTCGATCCGATCGAGCGGGATGGTCCCGATCACGACGTCGTCCTCCAGGACCGAGTCGGCCGTGAAGAGCGAGGCGAGGAAGACGAGGGCGGTCACGCCGTCGTACTCGGTCAGCGCCTCCCAGGTCGACCCGTCGGAGCGGAGCCGCCCCTGGAGAGCGCCGGATCCCGTGGCGGTCGCCGCCATGTCGCCGGCGCAGAGAATGAACGTGATGTCCGTCCCCCGGTGCTGCGGCTCCACGATCGCGGCCCCCGTCGCGGCGCTGTCGTTCAGCACCTGCGGCTCGAAGCAGACCCCCACGAGGTTGTTGTGATGGAAATTGTGTCGCATGGTTCTGTCCTTCTGTCGTTTCCTTTCGGTCAGGCGTTCAGGTCAACGTCCCGCCTACCCGATGATCTGGGCGTCGGGGCAGACCATGAGCTTGCGCTCCTGACGGATGAACGTGTCCCCGCGCAGGCGCAGCTTCACGTACTTGAGGTCCTTGGTGAACCCCGCCCCCTTGCCGCCGTCGTCGGTGATCTCCATGCCGGCCCACCGCATCCAGATCACGGTGCGCAGGTCGCCGGAGATGACGTCGGTGTAGCTGGAGGTCGTGGAGGTGGTGGGAGCCCCGATGCCCGCGCCGGGGAGGCCCGCGGCGAACATGCTCGACCGCGCGAAGTCCCCGATCAGGTCGCGGAGCCGCCCGTCGGTCAGCATCGGCACGCCGATCAGGTACGGGTTGCCCGCCGTCTGGCCGGAGTAGTTCTCGATCTTGAGCTGCTTCAGTCGCTTGAGGTAGCGAGCCGCCGACACGAGGGCCGAGTTGTCCAGGTAGACGTCGTCCTCTTCCTGGAGCGTCTGCATGTCCATCAGGGCGTCGAAGTCCAGCTCGCCGCCGTCCCAGTCGCCCGAGTTCGCGGCCGCGATCGTGGTGCCGGCCGCGGTGCCGTCGCCCTGGACGTCGTTGACGAACAGGTCGTCGACCGCCTCGCCGGCTTGGGCCGAGAAGACGCGGACGCCCGTCCAGTTCAGGATCCCGAGCGGCATGTTGCCGCCCCGCCCGTAGGCGATCGTCCAGTCGATCTTCTTCTTCGCGGCCTCGATCAGGTCGTTGCGGAACAGGGTCTCGAAGCCGAACCCCATCTGCTCCTCCATCTCCTGAGTGATCGTCGTGAGCACCCCGAGCTTGTGGGGCGTCGCGCTCTTGAGCCCGGTGGAGAGGTACGACTCGGCGTACTCCGCCTCCTCGTCGACCCAGTACGCCACGCAGCCGCCGTCGAACTTTGGCACGCGAACGTTCTGGCCGATCAGGCCGTCGATCACGGAGACGCGCGTCTGCCCGTCCCCCTGGAGGTTGAAGAAGACCGCGCGCCGGTAGATGGCGGCGATGACGTCGGCGATCACCTGGTCGGGGATGAAGCTCGCGGCGACCGTGTCGTCGCCGATGCCGATCCCCGCCTTCGCGAACACGTCGCGGTTCTTCTCGTAGACCTGACGCATCAGCTCGAACTCGAGCCCCGCGCCGACGGCCTCGTAGCCCACCTTGCTCCCGCTCCCCTGGAGGTAGCCGGAGCACGCGCGGATGACCGAGAACTGGTCGCCGATGTCCTCGATCCCCGAGACGTAGAACCTATCTCGCTTGGTCCGGAGGTGCAGGACCATCGCGTCGTGCTCGGCCTGCATCCTCTCGAAGTTGGTCGCGATCGCCTTGGGGTCGAGCCCCGCCATTCCGTCCACCGTTGCTTGCAGGGCAGCGATCTTCTCCCGCATGGTGGTCAGCCCGTCCGCCCCGAGGAGCTCATCCATCGCTCCGAGGAGCTGGGCTGCCTTTTCTTCGGTCAGTTTCATCTGTGATGTCCTTCGGGTTCGGTTACGGGCTCGCGGGAGTCCCCCGCGTGCGCCTGAACTCCTCGACCTTCGCGAGGACGGACTCGATGCGGTTCTCGCCCGACGCGCTTTCGAGCCCGTCGGTGTCTTCTTCGTCTTCGTCGCCTTCGTCCGGTTCGGAGTCGTCCGCGCCGCGCGTCGCCTCCCGCGTCTCCAGGTGCTCGCGCACGTCGTCGAGGGTCGCCAGGACCGACCCGAACCCCTCGCTGACCAGCGCAGCCAGGCCGTCGATCTTCTCGCCGAGGTCGTCCTCCTCCGGCGCGCCCTCGACCGCGACCACGATCTGCTCGTCCTCGGGCTCCGCGCCGTCGATCGGCTCGTCGAGATCCTCGTGCTTGCGGAACACGGACTCGGGGAAGAGCAGGCGGGCGACGCGGCGGTACAGCCCCTCGCTCTCCCCCCACTCCTCGATCGACCTCGTGCTCGCGGCGATCCTCCGCCGCTCCAGCTCGCGGAGCACGGGGAGGTCGCCCGCGAGAAGGAGCCCGCGCTTCTTCGCCTTCGCGAGCGTCGCCTCGATCTCCGTCGAGCCGGCGTTCGCGGGGAGGAGGGTGGGCGAGCCCTCCAGGAGCGTGTTCTGGTCGAGCACATAGCCGTACCGGCCGAGCCCGTACTCGGCGCGCTCGTCGTCGTCCTCGATCCAGATCACCATGCCGGGGTAGAAGCCCGCGCTGATCCCCCGGAACATCCCCGCCTCGACCATGCGGAACGTCATGTCCGCGAAGCCCTGCATCTCCTCCGTCGCGAAGAGGGCGCGGAAGAAGAGGGCGCGGCCGGTGTACTTGTCGTCGACGCGGTTGACGACGTTCCAGTCGATCCCCACCCCGATCGAGAGCGAGTCCCAGTAGTGCGAGAACGCGAGAACGGGGTTGTCCTCGTACACGTCGAAGATCCAGTTCTGGAGCACGATGTCGCCGTGCCCGTCGACGCGCTCGTCGCTGAGGAAGTACGGCACGTCGCGCCCGACGTACCCCTCGTCCCACGGCATGCCCCGCGCCTCGACGAGGGCCTGGAGCTTCGCCGCGCCGAGGTGACGCTGCTTCTGCGCGACCGCGAGCCCCGTCGCCTTGCGCCGGAGCACGTGCCCCTCCTTGTCGATCTTGAGGTCGACCTCCGACTCCTCGACGCCCCTCCGGCCCGCCTCCGCCTTCCGCAGGGCAAGCGCGATCTCCTCGGGGTCCTCGATCACTCGGGCCGAATTGAGCTTGCTGATGTCCAGGTCCTTCATCTTCTCTACTCCGTGGGTGCCCACATGCAGCGGCAGTTCGCGATCGTTCCGAAGGGCGCACGGAGGTCGCCGGGGTACTCGAGCGTACCGTCCGTGCTTTCCTCCGCAATGGTCTGGTAGTTGAATCCGAGCTTCTGCTCCCCGGCGTCGCCGAAGATCAGATGGTCGACCCTCGTGTTCTCGTCGCCGGCGGAGACCCACTCCCCGGTCTTGAAGCCGGCCTCCCTGAACATCCCGTCGCGGGTCGCGTTCATAAACCCGCCCGTCGACGTCCGGGCCACGAGCAGGGTCTTCGACGAGCTGGCGGCCGTATTGAACACCTGGGCGAGCCGCAGGCGGATCTCCGCCACGGTCTCCCCGTTGCCTATCCCCTCCTCCAGGGCCCGCCGGACGTTCTTGGCGAGGGCCTCGGGGGTCTTCTCGACGAGCCGAGCCTCGTAGGCGTCGAACCGCCGGACGAACACGTCGTCGTCGATCGAGAAGGTCGGGACGCCGATCTCGGCTTCCGTGAAGTCCCACACGGCCTCCATCCCGGCCGCCATGATTGGTCGCGACTTCATCCGGAGCGCCCGGATCAGCTCGTCGAGGTCGGGGAGGACCGCGGTCATGTCGAGCACCTTCCTCGCCGGCACGACCAGCGACGGCAGAAACACGGCCTTCTCTCCCCTGGCCGCCTTGTCGAAGCGGACGAGGCACGCCCGCCGCTCCGCGTTCACCCACCCCCGGTACGCCTTCCGCAGCCGGATCTCGACGGCCGCCTCCATCCTGACGAACTGCCGCCAGCGGTTCGC